TTATAACTTAAATCTGTCTCTACAAACTGATAATATCTTGCATCAGATGGTAGAAGAATGTCGGATGGGAAGGCCATTATACATATTTATACGGTAGAACTAATTAAACGCGTCAATTATCTGTTCGAGCTTACCTATAATGTCTTTTACCTTTACTAATTCCTCCAATTCGTCTACATTAAACGATAGTTTAAGTAGGTATTCTTTCAAATTAACAAAATCTTCGTAATCGAGACCCTCAACTATTAATTCTTCCATACAGTTATTTACAGCATCTAAAGACTATATCCATGTACTTCAATATATATAGGGAAATTTTTACCTGCACGCGCCAAGTAGATATTATTATTAGCTTTATCCACTCTCGCAGAAAATCCTGCTGTATGCATATCATGCCTTTTATTAGGTCCGAAATGAGCACCAATAAGAAATTTCTTTGTTGAACCTTCTGGTGCTACTGAATTATCATAAGTACTGTAAACATATATTTCTACACTATTATCACTCGTCTTTACTCCCGGTCTTATTACACCAAATATCGCCTTTGCATTTAGCGGTACGTTAATATCAGATAAACTAAATGTCTCCCATGAAGCCATGTTAGTAAGTGTACGATTCACGAGGACCTCAGGCTCATCAAAATAAACTGTTTTATATATGCAGTTATCTTCTTTATAACCGGATAATCCAACTTCAAGTGTACCGCTTAAAAATTCTGTAGATGTATCTAAAATATCAACTCCGTTTAATGTAGCGGAAAGCGGAGAAGTAAACTTAATTGTTGGAGCTTTTACTGTATCCTGGAAAGCTTTAATAATAAACGTTGTACCAAACGCAGAAAGCTCGTTAGTATCGGTACTATGACCTGAAGCTATACTATATTTTGTAGATAGAAACGGATCATTTACGTTCGTACCGTACAATGCACTATTGGTTAAGTCAGGTAAGTTAAAATTAGTTGTATCACCGCCATATCTATTACCTATTACAGCAGACAAGTCTGGGTAATTAGCACCCGCTACTGACGAACCATCACATTTTAACCAACCATAAGGTACAAACTCAGCTCCTGTTACAAAAGGTACTATCGTACCTGCAGGTATTTGATTTGCAGTAGTAGTTGGTACCGTACTAGTAATAACAGTAGGTAACCCCCACGATAAGTTATTATTAGTATCCGATATAAGAAAGCTATCGTTTGTAGATGGAGCTATCGAAGGAAAATCATAATCAATTGAACTAATTTTAAGCTTAGAAGGTAAAGTTAAGTAACTAGTGGCGTCAACTGTACGCTGCTTAATCTCATCAATACTAATACTACTGCTTAAAGATATTCTATTACTAGTATCAAGTTCAATACTATTACCTAGCGCATCAGCAGAAAAATTACCAGCAGAAAGAGTACCGATTGTCACTCGTTGCGCAGCATCAATTACAATAGAAGTATTACCAGCACTTATTAAATTAGATACTGTTTCCCAGTCAGCGATATCTGAACCATTATTTTGCTTAATACGTTGTAATATATTATTATCACTATCGAAAGCTAAATCATTTATCTCTCCAGTCGCAAGAGTAACATCAGGCCTACTACCTAAAAATCTATTACCAATTAAATTACCCCCAACTGTAGTACCATCCCCTATAAACAATCGTGTAGTGTCAGAAGCATATCCTAACTCACCCTCATCTAAGGTAATGTTTTTTCTATCTTCGTTTGTACCTCTACGTACTAGTAGTTTTAAGAGAGTGTTTTCTAATATTTCAATTGAAGCCATGGTATATGTTAGTAGTTAAAAATTGGAATTGCATATCTATCAAAAGTCTCGTCATTATTTCGCGTAGTACCAGATAAAGCTAGTGTTAAAAATCCCGCTGAACTAAGAATTAGTGAATTACCGTCTGAATCGGCAGCTGAGTATGTTGTACCAATATGTGTAAGACCTTCTGAAACTTGGTTAGGTGCACCTGTAAATAAGCCAGTTTCTATAGATGTCGCTTTAATTATAAAGTTCGTAGCAACAGCACTTAAAGTAGACCCGTCGCCCTCAGTTGTACTACCTGTTAAATACCACGTTTGGGAAGTAGGTGGAAGTTCACCTGAGCCATATTGTAAAACATTACCACCAGTTAGGTTAGGTAATCTAAAGTCAGTATTAGTTGTAGTGCCGTACTCTGTACCTATAACACCATAAAGCTCACTGTAACCGGTACGTGATAAATAATGACCATTGCAAAGTAGATAACCGTCAGGTACTTTACCTATAGCTGCGGCATGTGGTAATATAGCACCTACAGGTACAAAATCAGCTCCTGTTAACGATGTCGCTGTTAAACAATCAAAGAAAGTAGAATCAGGTATACCATCTGCTACCCCGTAACTGTCTAATTTAATTCGAGACATTTCGTATTCTCCACTAACACTCTGTGTTCTAAGAGATAGCCGTCTGCTAGTAAGATCGAAACTATCTGCGTTTACCCCAGATAGAATATTTTGAATTTGGTTAGTAGTATTATTATATAAAAACCCTTCTCCAAACGCGTCATTCCTAAATGAGCTAAAAGCTACCGAATTAGATCTTGCCCCTGTAGTTTGTAGTTTATTATCACTAGAAAGCTCTAAACCATCACCAACGTTTATAGTTATTTGAGTACCATCACCACCAACTAATCCACCTGAAATAGCTGTTGTTGCTATTTCTCGCTCTGTAATAGAGCCCTCTGTAAGTGATAATTTTGGCGTTATACCATCAGAAGAAAGCTCAAAAAATTCTGAATTGTAATCCACTGCAATTGCACTACCATCCTTTACTAAACCACTACCAAAAGCAGTTTCTTTTATATCATCAGCATCTAAAGAGCTTGTCTTAACAGTTAGTGTATTTGAAGCTGTAAATTCGATATTCTCATCATCCGGTACAGGTCCTATATACGACCAGCCGGTAAGTGAAGAGTCATATTGGCTTGCAGTAAGAGTGTATAGTTTGGAGTTGGCGTATCCTATATCTCCAATTTGCGCACCTGCAACTGTTCCTAGACTGGATTCTAAACTATAAGCACCAAAGTTTTTATTACCGACAACTGTACCACCAGTTACAGAACCATCACCTACAAATACTCTTTTAGTATCTATCGTATAACCCAACTCCCCTTGGTCTAATACTAATTGCTTACGTTGATCATCTGACCCACGTCTTACTTTTATCTTTACTATTGTAATATCTGGCATTGCTAAAATTTATTAAGATGTTCTCTTCCAAACGTATACTCCGAAGTAAGGTGGCATATTATTATGATGTGGATCGCTACTACCTATATTTGATGTAGGAAAGACGTCTGGTGTTTCTGTCGTACTTTGAATTGCATAATTTTGTGAACCTCCAGAAGCATCTTTTCTAGCAGCAAAATTTTGTGTGGTATTCAAATCGGATGATCCATCCTTGAAAGTATTATGGTTATGTTCTGGTAGTTCATCTAAAGTTAGATGGTGATCATATTCACCAACTAAATCTGAATTAGAACCTTTGTTAATTGTTGCTTGATCACCATTTTTATCACTACCAGTACCAACACCTGCTAAATATCTACCTTCAGAAACTAATTGCCAAGCTGTACCGGAGAAAGTTGTACTAGGATTAATATTTTCTGCAGTAAGGTATATTGAATTTATAGGAAATACTATATCGTATAGTGTAGTAAGAGTTGTAGCAACCGGTTGCTCGACGTTGTTAATGACAACCTTATCTGTACTTACTTGGATAGGAGCTTGATTACCCAAACCGTCATATACATATTCTAAGTCTCCTGTAAGTGAGTTAGCACTTAAATGCAGAAGGGATGTATATCTATCTGAGATAAATTGATTTTCTAAGCTCGCCGACATATAATATATTTATGTTAGCTGCTTAGAATGCTATCGTAAATAGTTTTTTGAAGTTCAAATAATTTAGAAAATACCCTATTTATAGATAAGTAGTTCACACTCTCGTTACTATGAAAGTAAAAGTTGCGAGTATCTATCTCTAGCGGTGTAGGTATTTTATAATCGCTAAACACTTTTATACCGGTATTTTCTACTCGTGAAGAAACCGTTCGGTTATCAGGTTGCGCACTACTAACAACTTGAGGCTTAGGAATTCCATACCTATTTAACTGCTCTTCTTGTGATAAGTTTTGAAATGCCTCATACTCTACCCTAGAAACTTGTTGTTCATTAATATAATAATACGTTGGTCCTACCCTCTCTCTAAGATCATTGAATCTCTGCGTCCTATCAAAGGGGTTACTTTGCGTTCCGTTGGGTAACATTTGTCCGGGAAAGTTTCCATCTAAAAATTCCTGTAATTCTTCAGCGTTAACCTCTATTCTGCCATACTCCGTTTGCTCTAGATCCCCGGGAAATGGGAACAGGTCTTTGGCATCGATGGCTATATTTCTCGAGCCGGTCGAACTTCTCCTCGCTGTTGGATAATCCGACACCGTAATATAGAACTTCTGATTCTCGTTTACTTCCGGTGTGTTTAATATCCTATTAAGCTGTCTTTCATCAAAACCAAACCCTGGATTTGGGGTGAACTGCCCTGTTGCCCCGACACTTTTATAACTACTACCGTATTGGTTCGGTAATAATATTGCACTAGGAGAATCTATACTAGCTACAAATCCATAATAACTCTCCCCCACCGGCGGTGATGAGACTGCCGGCTTTGAAACCTCTAGAGTGGATGGAACAGTTTTAGTAGATGAAGTGACACCTAGTTCTGGGAGTATCGCCAATGTCTGCGTAGCCGGAACAATCACACGATCACCATACCCCTGTAACTGCTCTTCACGAGACAAGTTTTGAAATCTTTCATACTCTTCTCTAGAAACTTCTGTTTCATTAATATAATAACTTAATAGTTCACCTGCTTTAGGTATTCTTGTAAAGTTATTATAAATGTTAATTGTATCACGTAAGATATCTTGAATTAATACATTTAAATTTATACCTAACCCGGATTCGCATATAGTATTAAAAATATCTGGATTAAAAAAGCTTTCCAGGTCAGCAGAAACTAAACTTATTCTCTTTTTATTAAAAGGGTCGGTAGAGTAGTAAATTCTACCTATATTATGAAAATAGGCATAGGTCTTATCTTTAAACGTATCTGTAAGTAAATTAAGAGCAGATATTTGATTCGACTTTAAGGAGTTAGTATTAAACTTCCAGTTATTTGTATTAAATTTATACGGTGAATTAAAGTAAATATCTGGAGGTAGTAATAAATCTTGACTATTAAAGAAGGAAATGACAGGGACTGGATTTGTTACCATTCGTTCTGTCATATTACCATTATCTTTTAATGAAAATAAGTTACTATCATAATCTGAAAATGATACATCTAGATCAGGTATAGAATCATCACCGCGATAAATAAACAGCCCATCTGGTCTATCATTAACCGGATCTTCACCATAAAAATTAATTAAATCACTCTCATAAAAAATTTCATTTGTTTCATAAATGCCATCACCATCACTATCGATAGAAACGATCCTTTCTCTTGGTGTAGCTAAGCTAAACTCACTCGCAGCGAATTTATTTCTGAATAATGGACCCCAATAACCAGTTACCAGCGGTATAGCGTCGTTTCCATCTTCAGGTAGCGGACTTCTGCCGAAAACAGTAACAGCGGAATTTTCGTTTTTAGTTGGTTTGTATGTTGTTTTAAATTTAGCTCTAGGTACTATTATAGGTTCAGGAATTATACCATTTAATATAAATTCCGATATATCTATAAAGTAAGCATTATAAATTTGAGTATTGCTTAAAGGTTTTACTATTATAAGTAATAAATCGTCTGTATATCTTGCCTCAACCTTTACATATTCCGGGTTATCTAACCTAGAAATAGGTAAAGTAGCAAGAATTTCATTTGTAGTGGTTGGTGAAATTTCCAATTTAATGTTATTTTCATTATCTATAACCTGAACTACCTTATAATTTTTACCAAAGCTAATATTATTATTAATAACTCTAAACTCCGAGGTTTTAATCCTATCCACTAACTTTAACCTAGCGCAAGACCTGAAAATGTCCCTATCATAGATGTCTGTATAGGTTAAACCATCACTTTCTACTTTTGGACAATAAATTAATCCGTTCGCTTTATCAACATTTAACTTTGTTACATTAGCTAATTCACTTTGAACAGCTGCATTGTTTATTTTTTCTAATTGACCACTAAAACAACCACTGAAAGCAATTGTTTCTGAATCAGTAGTAATAGTATATAAAAATCCATCCTCAAATGTTTCAACATAAGCTTTTTTTGTATCGTCTAGTGCAGAAATACCCGGAAATCTAGATTCATCTGCATTTTTAAATGGATCTATTTGATATGGGGTATTTAAGTTTTTTGATGCTTTATTGTCATCGTTCCTAATATCGGTTGTTGTGGAAGATAGACCAAAAAATCCACCGAATGCTTGCTCATCTTTAAAATTAGTCGTGTCAAGAAAGGAATTATTATATACTTGACCTAAACTATAAAGAGAAAGGTTATTTTTATACAGTATATTAAAATTTTTCTTTAAAAAATCATTACTAAGTACATTTCTTGGTGAATATTCTAAACTTTTTACTTTATTAGTAGAAAACGCAGTTGGTGAGTTATCAAACTCACGTTTCTCAAGTATACTTCTTGATAAAAAGTTATCTTTCGAGCTTAATTCTACCGAAAATGAGTCCTTTATGCGACCCGTAAAGGGTTTATTATCATCGATATTTACAAAACCGCTGTAGTCCACACCGCTAAGTGTAAATGCATTACCGGAAGTATATTTAAAATAGTTTATCATTTAAAGTTTTTAAAGTTTATTTTGTTTATGACGGTTGTAGCTGGTAAGCTTTTCTGTATTCCAACTAACAAATTATTTTTTACCTGATTTAAAATATCTAAATCAGTAATATTTAAATTATCAATGTTAATATCAACAACGTTAGATTTAGATTTCAAATTAGCACCTAATGTATTAAGTGTATCAATATCATCAGAATAGTTTCTCATACCACATGGTAAGGAAATGTAAATATCATCTATCTTATTTACATTTCTAGTATAAACAGTTACAATTTCATCTTCTAAAGATAAAGGTTGTAGGGATAATAATAAATTGCTTATAGCATTATTAGCAGTTATGTTTGATAGAAGAATATCTCCATTAAAATCTGCACTTTTTAAAGTTATATCTCCAAATAATATTTGCTTATTAGTATACTGAAGTGAAAGTACATTATATTTAAAAATCTCAATAGTATTTAAATAGACTATACCTACCCCTGTAAGATTATTAAAGGATATATACAAATCATTATTAGTTAAATCAGATAATGTGACGGTTTTACTAAATGTTTCATAAAGGTTGGATGCGTTATCAAAAAACTTAAACTTAAAATTGAGATTTATACCAACCTTTTCAATAGTTATACCAGCGTCTATTTCATTAACATGCGACTTTATAGAGAAATCATTATTAAAAAACTTAAACGCTAAGGTATAACCTCCATTAGTGTTAATAGTCTTATAGTAGTTGGGTGCATTCCTTTCCTGCTGCTTTAAATCACAATATTTCAATTGCATTTGATCTTCCACCACCTTAATATCTTCAATTCTTTCGTAAATATATTCTCCTTTAGCTTCGAAAGTAAGGTCGCTTAATTTATCAAAAAACAACTTTTCAGTAACGGAAGCTTTTAAATTGGAATTACTTTCAATAAGATTTTCTATTACACCATCATATGTAATATTATAGATAGGCTTACCACCTAATGCGGTTGCTTTAGATACTAAGTCTGGGTAGTAGTACCTATCAACCCAAATTCCTTCCTCCCCTGGCATACCTGAAAGCCAAGTACATAAATATTGACCTTCAGTAGCAGGTATGTTGTCTAGCTTTTTATATACCCTATCTGCAAAATACGGATATGGAAATGCAAAAGATCCAGACTCTACAAATTTTGTATCGTTGATATTGAGTCTACCAAAAGGATTGAGAGAAGAAGGAGCTGTAAAGGAAGTTGATCCAGGAGTTATTTTATAGGATAGATTATACGCTACAAAATTTAATTCAAGAGATGAATCTTCTTCCGCGTCAATATCATTAAGTATGGAGGTGTAATTCCTTATCTTATCGTTAAATACTAAATCGTTATCTGAACTAAGCAAGTTGTTAGAAGAAGTATAACTATCCGATGTGTCAGCTATGTTTTTTAAATTTATTACATTAAATGTACTATTATTTGAACTACTATTTTTATAAAAAAGGTAATTAGATTCTATATCAAATGAACTTTTATCTGTATTTACTAAATATTCAGTACCTGTGTATTCAATAAACGATGTATTAATAGGGTCTGTTACTATAGTGCTTTGATTAAAAATTATTTTAGCTGATGTACCGTTAATGTACAAGTAGTTCACGTTTTCGAATTCATTAATAACCTGACCTACTAATTTATTTTGACGCTTTCTTATTATATACTTCTTATTACCTTTATTAACAAGGAAGGTTAAATATTGTATCCTACCCGACTTAGTTAGAATATACTCAATCTTTCTACTTTCTTTATTAAGTTTATTTTCATTTACAAAAACAACAGGTATTACACCACCCTCTTCAAGGTCATCTGTGGCTACTTGATAGTATTTTTTATTATTATTGATATATGAAACAGAGCAGTAAAATCCATCTATAAATTCAATATTAAACAAGGTAGAGCTATCGTCTTGATCATTACTAAAGCTAGTAGCTCCGAAGAAATCAAAATCTACAAAGTTATCAGTATCTCTAAAATACTGTGGTCTGATATCTTTAACAAACTTAAGGTAGTTGCCTGTTCCGGTACATTTCGCAAATTGTAGCGATGTGTAAATCGAATTAGGCTTTAATTTCTCAGATTTAAATTCAATAAAATTATCTAGTGTATTTAAATTGGTAAGGTAGAAATCAGTATAGTTTTTATTTTTAAAGTCTACTGCTCCAGAAAGCGCTGTAATAAAATTGAAAGAAAAATTACCGGCATATGTTCTACTAAACTGTGTTAAGTTGAGAGAGTCTATACATAAACCTACATCGTTAGATTTATATGTACTTAAACTTACAGTAGTTGAGCTCATTACTATATATTTAAGCCACTATCTCTGTTTTAAGGAATCAAATTACTTAACAATAATGACTTCGGTACCGTCCTTATTATCTACTACTACATTTTCATTAACCTGTTCAACTTTTTGCAAATTCTCACCTACATCATTAACAATAAACGATGTAAATGAATCTTCATTAGTGTTATTTGTAGTCTCAATAATATAGTTATCTATCTCAGTTCTCAGCTGTAGTGTGGTATCGAGATCGACATTGTTAATTATCTCTACCCCCTCGAGCATAACATCTCTAATATTTTCGTAATATCCTTCAGTTCGAATATCGACTGGAATATTAAATTGGGTAATATCACCGGTGGTATACTGTATACCAATTTTTAGGGTTAACGATTTTACTAAACTGTTAGGAGATGGATAGTAAATATGCGTATAATCTGTATTGAGAAATGGCGGGGAAACACCTCTAGTAATTTCGTTTAATATACTTTCTGTTCTATAATTAATAAACGTCTTTATTTCAGGCTCGAAAACATCTGATCCGTCTCCCCAGTCAATAACAACGTAATAAGGAAATACTTCTGAAAAAATATTTTTTAAATCTATTGATACTTGTGTTTGATCAAATAGATTTATGGTATCAAAATTAGAAGTTAACGATGTTGAAGTTGTAGAAAGAGAAATATTGTACGAATTCATAATATTAAGGAGTTATAGCTAGTCGTTCCCGCACTAGTGCCAACTGACAGAGGTGATGAACTTAAATTAAAGTTAAATGAATCTAATGTATTAGTACTTTCAAACGTAAAGGTCTTATTATCATTAACAGCTTTAACGTAATCATCCCTTACAAACGATACGTTGCTATTATTATCTATAAAAAAGTTATGACTAGCTATAACTGGTGACATATTTTGATCTTTAACTAAATAGCTCAAATTAAATGCATCTATATCACCTCTATAAGTAATGACAGGGGTATCAACTTTATCATATAATACGTCATAACCTGATAAAATAAATCTATTAATATTATTGCTAAGCTCTAAATTATTTTTTGGGAATATCTTTGTATTAGTTTTATCTGTGTAACTATACTCGTATATTTCTGGATAAACTGACAGAGTTTTTGTTTGTGTTGAGTCCTGTTCAACTTTAAGTTGATAGTAGTAAACATAAAGATCTTTTTTAAATCTATTACTTATTTTATCAAAATTATTCGTATTTAAGGGTAGAGAAATATTATTATTAAACGGATCTTTAAACTCTCCTTCTTTAAATTCTAATTGCTCAATCACAAAGTAGCTACTTGTTTGTATGAATAGTGTATCATACATTAAATCGAAATTTAATACTTTACTTGAAAGATTATCTACAATAGCTGTACTATACTTAGATGATAGGTATGGTAGCAAATCAAAAATTTCTCCTCCTGTGTTTGTTGATGTGTTTTTAACGTAGAGTTTACCTTGTAATTTTTTAGAGTTAAATTTACTAAAAGCTGCTGACGTGTTATTAACTACAGTTGTGTTTTCAAAAACTGTATCATCATAAAAATAACTTTCAGGTTCTATGTCATATTTAAAATTTAAACTATCTGTAAATTTACCCCCTTCGTAACTGCTATACAACTCATTTAAACTAGTAAGTTGAAGACTTAAGGAAAAATTACCAGTTAAACTCTCAGTAACTGCAGTAGTATCATCTAATAAAGCACGTTGTATGGAACCACCTGTTACGCTAGCAACACCACCTTCTATTAAATCAGAGTAAAAGAATTGCTGGGTAGAATTAGAAAAAGCGCTTAAATCTGAAGAAGTAGGGTCTGGTAAAAAAGCAGAATCAGACTTCATAAAGTACGCACCGTCTATAACACCTGATGTTTCAATCTTGTTATTTAAAAAATCAACGTTAGTAGTAGTAGGCTCTATAAGCTCTTCATAAGGGCAAAAATATCTAAAGAATAAATTATATGCAGAGGCTGGAAAAAACGGAGTTGTTTCTCGTGCAGTTAACCCGTTCGTAAACGAAGATAGGCCTGACCTTTTTGTCTCTGTAAAGGTAGTTGTATCAACAGTATTATAATTAAAATTGAACCCTTCATTGTACAAATTATCATAAAATTGATAACCATTCAATATAAGATTCTTAATAGCTGGAGGGGTTTTAATAGTTAAATTATCTCTAAAGTAATTACTGTCTTTTACTAAACCAAAAATATTTCCAAAAAGATCCTTTTTACTATCATCTATATAGCCTTGATCAAAAAGAAAAGCTAAATCTGTATTTTCCGTTCTTCTATCAAATTTGGAACTATAACCAATGTAAGATGTATCCTCCTTACTTGTACTAGGTTGTAATTTAGCTACTCCACTGGAAATATTTTTAAAGAAATCACTGGGCTCTATGTTAAAAACTAGTATATCCTGATTATTAGTAAATACTTTCGGATCGGGAAATATAAAAAGACTATCAGGTTCGTATTGTTTGCTTAATTCAAAGTCAATAGCTGGTGCCTGTATAACATTAATACCTGTGTTAGTAGGTCTAAAAAATCCAGCCTCACGTTTTGTACTTATCTTATTAGCAAATATACTAGCAGTAGAAGGATGTTGTTGATTTAGAAAATTACTATACGGCTGCTCTGCTTTAATAAGGATATCATATACATATTCCCCGGTTGAATTTGAAGAAATATAATAAAAATCAGTACCGATATATTTTTCAGTAAGGGTTCTTTTATTATCGAAGATACTATCTGCTTCTAAGTATAGCTTTAAAACTTCACTATAATCCTTAAATACCTCTGATACTAACTCCGTGTTAGTAGAGAGAAATATATTATCAGTAGGTAAATCATCAGGACTATAACTTAAAAAATGCTTACCATAATCTGTTTCGTCTGGTTCTTGATTGAAGTATGATGTATATACATCAAAGTATTCAGTTAAAGAAACGCGTATATCGTTTTTTATACTTCCGATATTATAATCTATTGTACTATCTTCACGATTGCCGAGAAAATTAAGTATTGTACTATAGGCACTTTTAACAACATTGAAGTTACTCGTTTTGGTTTTAGATCTACTTGAAGAGTTGTATAAATTAACACGCTCTAATCTATAATATTCTATAACTTCTCTTAACTTACTACTAAAAAATGAAACTGCTATAGCTATATCATTACTATCGTCAAAATCAAGGTATTGCAGAAATTTCTTTTCTGTTGTATTACTAAAATTAATAGTAATTTCCTTTAAAAAATCTCTGTACCTATCTATTATAAGACTACTACTAGATGATCCTTTATTGTTAATCTTATTATTCCAGTTATTGAGATATACTGTATAATATTCTTGTAATGTAGCTGGCTCATACTCTATCGAAACTACCTTGATAAATTCTATAAGAGAAAAGGCTTGGTTTCGATCTAAAGCATTAGAATCTAATACATTACTATTAGTAATAGATTGTGGTACTTCAGGATAACCTTTTATTACATTTTCCATTAATATTATTTATTTTAGATTATAGATAAGCTACTGAACAACGCGTTACGGATTGCTATATCTTCAATGTTATTATCTCCCTTAAAACTACTTAATGCAGTAGATGTATCAAATGTATTTAAAACATCCGCGTAGTTTATTATACCATCATACACAGTTCCTTCAACTCCTGAAGTATACTCATAAAATGTGTAAAACTTAGATAAATCGGTTGAAGTAAACGACTCCGGTAACACTAATGGCCATCCCCAATCGCTGTTAAATTCACTCAACTTATATTGCAATGTATCTACTGCACATATTGGTTGATAGGTATTTAAAAGAGAATAACCATTACTAAACTTTTCCAAAGCTACTATATCTATACCAGCAGTTACTGTATATGAATAAGTATCAAGCTCGGCACCTAGATTCTTACCATACACATCCTTTGAGGCTATTCCCTTATCGTTAAAGTTTTCCTTAAACTTGTTTTCAGTTCCTTTAAATTGATTATAATCAGTTGAAAACAAGCTCATCAATCTTACTACTTCTGGAGGAAAGTTGAATAGTGATTCATCGTAGACGTTAGCCGACTCATCTAATAGATTGCTAATATTAATAAGGCTGTTTAAATCGCAAGTATCGATATTAGTTTTATTGTTAACAAAGTTAAAGATTTTTTCATTTAATGTCTTTCCAAGAGACGAATTAGCAGAAGTTAAATTACCAAAAATAGATCCTATAAAATCATCAAAAAGAATATCTTTATCTAATAGTATTTCTTGAAATCTTAAGCTTTTAAATATCTCAGTATAGTCAACATCTTCATTCGTTTTAGCGAAATAATAATAATCCTTAGGGTAGATACTAAAACTAACACTTTCGCCGGTCAACTGAAAAGTCTCAGACGAGTTTGTAAACTCCGCACTAACTCCTAGCGTAAAAGTATCAAACCCGGAAAGACCGTCATCGTATGTCAGATTACCATAAAACCAGTAGTCTGTATCTATACCGGAGATAGAGCTATTTAGACTGGATATACTATAGTAAGTTGTATTTACTTCTTGATTATTACTATCATATAATCTACCTGTAATACTACCATTTAACGTTAATCCCTTTACCGTATAATTAGATATACTAGTAGGTTTTATACAGAACGGTATAGGCGCTTTTTTAAACTGTACCGGACTTATATTAAAAATTTGTGCCTCGTTGTCTCCCTCTTCTGTTAACCCATTATCATTAATGGTTAAAGAACTTAAATTCGCAGAAAGCGTAGTAGTGCCAACGTTAGCTGTTAAAGATATAGATAAATTATTATTATAATTATTTAGCGAATAATCCAAACTGCTATTTCTACTAAAAATTTTATTTCTATCTTTAAATAAGTCGATTACTATTCTTTCACTTGCAGGTTGATCTGTTAAAAAATAATACGATTCTTTACCTGAAGTACCTACAAACACACTACCAACATCTGTACTTTTAGCACCTACTATCTCATTACCAGATAGCCTTACATATATATTAGATCCGCTAAGGCTTATAAAGGGTATTTCGTTATATTCAAAAGCTGAAAGATTTTCTATATAAGATCTTTCATAAAAAGAGTAATATTTATGTAGGTGATTAAACTTATAAGGTTTAAGATCAAAATAGTTAGGTATTGTTAACCCTGATACAGAATAGAATATATTATTAACACCTTGATAAAACGGAGCTTTATTAGTTATAGTAATAGGCTTTGAAAATTCACCTGCTGATAATGGTAGAGTATTACCTTCTACATCTACTGTAAACGTATTTTCTATATAATCATAAATATTTATATCAGTCGAATAAGAGGCTAATATAGAGTTATTCTCACAATCACTAACTATCATCCTAACTTTATATTTCCCCGGTAACGAGTAAACATGTTTAGCAGTTAAACCTGCACTTACCGTCCCATCACCAAAGTCAAATAACGCTTCAAATTTATTAATATCAGAATAAAAATCTGTAGAAGGTAGATCGGCCTTAAAAGTTAAGGGAGTAATATCGAGATTATAAGAAGAAAGTACACTTTCATTTTTAAAATCCTGTACTTCAAATAGTGCATAAGTTGTATTTATATTACTCATCTATTACTACAATTTTACTAGATAAAGAATTAGGATTAATAAAGTATGGAAACTTAAAATATGGTAACGTTGTGTTTTGATTTACTAACTCTATATCTGCGGTAGGGTATAGAGGGTTATACGCGACTAAAGAAATACCTTTAAAGGAAACATTCTCACTATTATTTCTTGTTTCTATTCTTTTAATACCCTCTATACTTAAGAGAGTTGATGTTAAAGTGTTTAGCGCTAACTCTTGTCCTAAGATATTTACTACCGGATCAAAGAAATTTAAAATAGCAGCGCTTACCTGAGACTTAAGTCTCTCACTGTTTATCTTGTTTCTAGACTCTCTTACAATCACTAACGTTGTATCTTTACTAATTTCTGAAACTACTTCACTTTGATTAGAAATACCTAAATCAAATGCCATATATATTGGATCTCGTGGAACTACTTCTTGCGAAAGACTCTTTCTTTCATTAGCAGAATCAATAATAAGATTTTTAAGAGAATTACTTAAAAATACAGGATAATCACCGTCATTAGTTATTGTGAATCTCGGAACCGTGAATATATTAACGTTATTAAAATCACAACTATCTGCAAAATTAATTTGATTTATTAAAACTCTGTTTGATTTATCCGGATCAACGCAAATATTATAAAAATATTGAATATATTCATTTATAAACGACTGGTTATTAACTACACGCGAATCAATAATTATATTATTGAAACTTTTATCCATAAAGGCTTCATAATCTTGAGTAGAAACTAGTCTTAATTGAGAGTTAAATACCCTTGGAGCGTTTTCTCTAATCTGATCAACAGTCTCTTCCTCTAATACCGGTGAAGAGTTATTAGGGTTATTAAATGTAAGTAAAGAGTTATTAGCTGGTGTAATAAAGGTAGTGGAGTCCTTGTTAGTATAAGTATCGTTAAAGATTTGTCTTTGTCGTGAGCTATCATAAGAAAATAACTTATTACCATTAATTGCGTTTTTACTAATAATACCACGTTGATTGTCAGATAAAATATAATTTACCGATACTATACTACCTTGCGTTAAGATTTTTCCAGAAACACCATCACCAAACTTAATAACAAAATGACCGTTTTCATTAAGTCTCTTTTCAAAAACTCTTTCATTTTTATCTGCAATATAAAGACTATCAACTTCTTTATATTCGTAATATAATTCAGATTCAACTTCCTTAACATATACGCTGATAGTATTATCGGCTATAAATCTACTATCATTACTATCTAATACATTATCTACAACTATATTTAAAGTTTCAAACTCACTTCCTTGTGCTGTGTAATCTGGATATTCACCGACGGCACCCTGATATAGTATGACATTTTCATTTAATACATCTAAACTCTGATCCTTAGCCTCTGATATAGTAAAGCTATAATCTTTAAGCATAGTATATTGTATATTATCTACTAAAAAATATGAATACTTCTTTATGGTGTAATTACCAGTAGTTAATCCGGCTGCCGCTGTTGCGTTAATTGAAGCTAAAGAAGTTTGTTTACCTGACGGTTTGTAGCCAATAGTTTTGACTATCTTATTCATATTCTCATATAACGTCGCTTGAT